TTTTCCGTTCCAATGTGTTACGCAACCGCAACGTGCCGGCTGATGCCATGCGCGGGCAGGCGTTTCTTGCAAGCCGCGCACTGTCAAACAAATTGATTGACAAGGTGGCTACCGAGGAGCTAGCCTACGCGCGACTGTTGGCGCTTGTGGGGTAGCGCAGTCACCACCTCTTCGCTTAACGCCGCCCAGGTTCCACGCCTGCGCGGCGTTTTGCTTTACACCGTGGGCATTGGTATATGGAGCTTCCTAATACCCTCGCCGAGGCGCTTGAGGCGCTGACTGCCGCCCGCGCTGACGCGCAGGCATTTGAGACTCTCACCGCCGAACACACGGCGACTTTAGCCGCACTCGCTGCAACGCAGGCTGATTTAAGCGCCGCCGTGGTGGCGTTCCAAAATCTCAGCGCCGAGCACACTGCAACTCTGGCCGCTATGGCCGCTGCCGAACTCGACGCCGCTGCTAAGGCAAACGCAATCGTGGCAAATCTTGGCGTGGAACCAGTTGCGATCATCGCCGCTGAAGGCGCTCCCAAGACGGCAAAGGAACTCTGGGCCGAATATAACGCGCTTCCCGTCGAAGCACGTAACGAATTTTACACGAAGCATCGTGACACCCTCCGCAGCTAAACCACTCTAAACTAACACTATATGTCCAACACAATCGCAGGCGTAAATCTCGCCCAAATCGCTCAGGAGTCGCTTCCTGCGCTTCAAGCTCTTTTCGCTCCACTTAACGGCATTACAACGGATTTCTCTTCAGAGATCGCAGATCGTGGCGCAAGTATCACAACCCGTTATCCCGTAAATGTTACCGCTCAGGATCTTTCCTCTGGGTTTACTAGCACTGGAGTCACGACTGTGGCAAAAACGATAAGCCTCGAAAATTACCCTGGGTTTGTCTTTGGCTTCAACGACCTAGAAAGATCCAAGTCCTCGATCAATCTTAACGACTTGTTCATTCAGCCAGCAATGCAAGCCGTTGGCGAAAGCGTGTTTGGTACGTTGTGGAATTTGGTGACCGCAGCAAACTTCACCTCGACTCCGCTTACGTCAACTGCCGCAAACTTTGACCGCTCGGACTTGGCAGACCTTCGCGCACAGTTGAACACGCAGGGTGCCCCTCAACAGGGCCGCGCTGTTGTTCTCTCGCCTGCGTATTTTGCGAGCTTGCTCAAGTCGCTCAATACGGCTGAGTTCCCAGGCTTCATCGCACAAAAAGCTGAAGGATTCATTCCCCGCGTCGCTGGGTTTGACGTTTACGAGTCCACACTCGCAGACGCAAACGGCGAATACCTCGCTGGGTTTGCTTTCCACAAGTCCGCGCTCCTGATGGCCGCTCGCAGCGTTAACGCTGACGGCGCTGTGCAGACCGGCACCGAAATCGCTGACGTTGTTATCCCTGGTCTAAACCTTCCGGTACAATTCAGAAGGGCATATGATAATCGCCAAGCAGAATTATGGTACTCTTTTGGCGTATTATTTGGCGTTCAGAAGGGCCGCTCTGAAATGGGCGTGCGTATCGTCTCCCAGTAAGCTTAACCGGGGCGGGGGCTTAATAATCCTCGCCCCTTTGAACTATCCCCAATTATGAGCGCAAAATTGACAATCGTCACCCGCGACAACGAAATCATCCTGACCTCCGACAATTACGGCGAGGCAGTCGAACTTTACAAATCCTGCGACGACGCCGGCCTAATTCGGTTATTTGTTCTAGCCGAGCCGGACCGCGAAAAACGCAACAAGCCGCAAGCGGGGGCACCCGCTGCCAAGCGCAAGAAGACTGACTAATGGGCGTTTGGTTTGACATCGCAGCCAATGCACTCGCCCAGTCCTTGGACTTTATGGGCGAGGAGTTTGACTACCTTGGGCAAACTTACAAGGGCGTGATTAACGAAACCAACACGTCCGAAGTCCTTAACTTTGGCGGGTTTGAAACGCATATCAGTTGCGAAATTTACATGCAAAAACGTGGCTTTCCTACACCGCAGAAAGGCGACCGCTTGACCATCCGAGGCGTTGAACGTCGCATTGTGCGGACCGCAGATCACCCGACCGCGTGGAGCATTTACTTGGAGGATGTTTCGCGATGATTGGCGGCATTTTAGCGGCAGCTATTGCAGACGCGCTTAAGGCCGAGTTTCCCGACGTTTACGTTGGGGAGCCGCAGGACAACGAGCGCGTGACCTCGCCGGCCATCTTGTTGCAGCTTCGCTCAGACTCGGTTGTGGGCTCGCCGCTTGGACGCGGGCAGTTGACGGTGATTCCTTGTTCGCAGGCCGACGATACGACACCAGCGGATCACATTGAGTTTGTTTCGGCAGTCGATTCGTTCATGCGTTCAATTTCAATCACGTCAACCGTTGTGCAGCTCGCCGGAATCGTTGCAGTTTCTGATGATTCCGCGCACGCCGAGCGGCACTGGCAAACTCCTCTTCAATACATAGTTGGATTCTCACCTGTTTAATTTTATGGCAATCACATTCGGAGCCGACGCATTCGGCGTGACAGCACCCAGCGGTTACTTACAAGAGTCCTCGCAAGAGAAGACGATTGAAATTGCGACCATTCGCAACGAAAACGGACAAGTAATTGTTGCGCAGGCGAAACCAAGGTCTGAAACAAAAACCACGGTGAAAACCAAATCTGATGCAGTTCTGGTTACGGTGCCATTAGGCAATTTCAGCGGGGCGACATGCACCGAGGCAAGTCTTGCACAGACCAACGACGATTTTAGCACGTCCAGCGCAACCTTCACTCTCCACGAATAATTTTATGGCTACTTTTGGCGTCACTCTAATTACTGGCGGCGGCGGGATTGTTGAATCTGTGGATTTGACGCACAAAGCCGAATTCAAACGGCTAATCAATTCGCTGGGCGAACAATCTCAAACCAAAACCTACGACAGCACGTTTGAGTTTTCGGCAAAAGGCCGTGGCACAAATCCTTATTCTACTGGGGTCGGCAATCTTGGACTTTCTCTCGCAACGGGAAAAGCGTTTGTAACCAAAGTTACTGCATCAACAAAAAATGATGACTTTAACGCGTGGGAAGCTTCTGGAATTAGTTACCCGTCAGCGTCTTAGGTTAATCAACCCAAACAATTATGATCAAACAGGGAAACACTTATCACATTGTCGTCGACCATGACGACGTTCGCCGCTCGCCTAACACGGACATGGCGGCGGCTTGGCATTCGCTCGGTGGCACGTTTGGCACGCCCCAGCTTGAAAAAGTGATGGAAGCTGGCAAGCCTTACGCCACATGGATTTTTGACGGCACGGAGCCAATTGTGTTTCCAGACGGAAAGATGACGTTTGAGGAGTTCCAAAAAGCGTGGAATTCGTTAGCCTGGTGTCAGGAAAACGAGTGGCACCCCGTGGCCGTTATGCGGGCCTTTCGAGACAACTCGCGAGATATGAAACGACAGGCGCACGAGATGGCAACGGGCATCCGGTTACGCAAAGGCATGGTCACAGCTGTTGTTTACGAAAATTCTCCCGAATGGCTTAAACAGGACGCTGCACGCCTTGTATGAAAAACCCATTCATTAGTTCAACTACGCAACTCGGGCCGCTCACGTTGCGCAATTTTGTAGCGCAGGATTGCATAAATCTGGCTGAGTTAAATTTACAATGTAGCGATCTTGAAACGCTTTTGGCAATGGTTTGGATGGCCGCGCAACCCGTCGAGGACGTTGAGCAGGCGGTTGCAGACAAAACCGCCGAGGGCCAGATTAAAAGCTTTGTCCGCACACTTCCTTTTGCGCTGATGGTAAAGGCCAAAAATTGGGCCATGAACCAGCAGGAAATGCAGGAGGATGCCAAGGTCGACATTATTGAACAAGGACCGAGCATAGACATAAACACGCCCCCAAACTAATTGGGCCGGATTGGGTTGAGAATTTGGTGCTCAATTTGGCCTCAGAAACAGGATGGAGTGAAGATCACATTTTACGACGAATGCCATTAGCTCGGGCGCTGCGATATTGGCACGCAATGCTTTGGAAACGCGGAGTTTGGACGACAAAGAAATTAGCTAACGCATCAAAAACTATCGCTGAATTGCTGCAACAAATTCCCGCCAAAACTGAGGATGAATATCCAATTTGACATTTCCGAGGCAGAAGCCAAGTGGGGCGTCGATACCATTAAGCGCGTGGGCGTGGGACTTGCAACAGGCGTTGGGCTTCCCTCCGCGCTTTCAATGTCATTCCTGACGTTTTTGCGAGATGTCCGCAGTGTTACCCCTCCGGCTAGTGGGGAAACTGTTGGGAGCTTGTCATATCGCAAGGGACGGCTGGCAATCACGCTTGATTTACTCAAAGCGTTCAAAGTAGTCGCTCCATCGTCAAAACTTGCGAGCAACACAGACCGAGCTTATTCGTGGTATCAATCAATTCGCGGATCAAATGGCAGGCCAAAGACGACCGTCAAAATGGCAGTGACATTGCAGACGTTCAAAAAGATCGAAGCAACACTTCATTCTCGCGTTGGCTATTTGCAGGCAGGTTGGAATGCGGCATCGAGTCGATTGGGGCAGACAGTGCCGGCATGGGTTAACAAGTCAGCGCCTGGTTCATTTTCCGAGCGTAACGACGGACAACATTTTTCGATGAAAGCCACAAATGGCGCCCGATATGCAGGCAACATGGCCGACATGGAAAAAGCAATCCGTTACGCACAACGTCGAGCTACATTTCGGCTTGAAAAAGCGGCACAAGCAAAAGCGCAAGAACTCCTAAACAAGGAAATTAAAAAATGAGTGCAACCGCTGAATTGGCCTTAGACGCTAGTCGTTTTGTTCTTGGCCTGTCAAATGCGACTGTAGCCGTGCAACAGTTTAAAGGGGCTGTCGGAGAGGCCGAGGGCATGAATCGCTTGAAAGCCGCGGCGCTTACCGTAACAGCGGCTGTAATGGCTGCTAGTGTAGCATTTGTGCAGGGGGTTCGATCTGCAATTTCTCTAGGGAACACGTTGCAAGAAATATCGTACAACGCTGGGTTAACTGTCCGACAAATGCAAACACTTGGCGAAGCATTGCGTATGGTTGGCGGCAGCTCCGAGGATGCTGGGCCGATGATTAAGTCCATGCAGGACTCAATCAAATCGGCTGTGGGAGGCTCGGAGAGCGCCACGGCAGCGTTTGCTAAGTTGGGCCTGTCTGCTGAGGCGTTGAGCAAAATGAGCACCGCCAAGCAGGTTGACACAATTACGCAGGCATTTGCGGGGATGCGCAACGGACTGGAGAAAACGCAAACCGCTGTTTCTGTTTTTGGCGCTAGTGGTGAACGCATGGTAGCAGCCATGAACCCAACAACGCTGACTGGCGCAACCAAGGCGCTTGGAAATCAAGCGATTATCCTTGAGGCAGCGTCTGGCATGTTTGCTCGCATCACCACAATCATGGGGTTAAGCGGATCGACGCTGATGGACGTTGTTGCGATGGCCAAGACCAAGTTGCAAGGATTTTTCGTGGGAGTCGCAGCGGGATTTGCTCCTGAGATTTTATCGCTAATTGAAGGTCCAAAAAAAGGACTCAGCGAAATAGTTGCCGAGTTTGGAAAAGTGCACCCAGCACTGGCACCAGTGGTGGACATTGTGCAGAGTCTAATCGACCTGGATCTTGCGAGCGCCGGGGTAAAAATTGGCGCAGCATTTGGCGGCGTTGCCGAGGCGATGAAATCAGGCGAACTTGTTGGTGCGTTAAAAGCTTACGTTGCAGAACTTAAAAGCAACTTACTTGAAGCTGGAATGGCGTTTGCAGAGTCGCTTAAAATAGCGTTGTCTGGGTTGGCTAATTTGTTTATTGGCAAATTTCAAGTGGGGCTGGCAAATGTAGTTGCAGCAATGCGGGCTGAATCGTTTGTGTATCGCCAGCTAATAACTGACGAGTCCGTTGGTAAAATGACCCGACAAGGATTAGCGGCTGAAGCAAAGGGAAAAAAGGAACTAGAACAAGTCCTGCCAACACTCAAACCAGTAATAATGCCTTCAACCGCCTTGATTAGTGGCGCACTTGACACTGGCAAAAGCACTTATGGGGCAGTATTTAACGCAGGATTGTTGGCAAATCCAACGCAGACAAATATCCGGCAAGAACCCGTTGCACCAGTCATGGCAAAAGTGCTTTCAGAATCGCAAAACCAGACTGCAATTTTGCAAAAAATCGCAGAGCAACGAGCGCAAAGCGTGGTCCTTAAATAATTTATGGCACTTACAAAACAACAATGGATTAAAGAACCAAGTGGCGCAATCCGTCGTTTTGACACGTACACGGCTTTTGATGAACCGACACCAAACACAAATTGCCGCACATACGACAAAACGCTTGTAGACGGCGTCTGGACGCTCGTGGAGGAGTATTACGAGAATACAGGCAAGACACAGGCACGAGTTGAATGCACGCTGATGACGGAGCCGATTGAGTCGGCAAAATATTTTGATGACGTGGATGCCGGAGAGATGAAAAAGTGGAAACTGTGGGTGCAAAATCCTCAAGATCCAACGCTTGGAACTTGGACGCCACAAACTTCTACTGCTCCAAAAATATCAAATCAGCTTTTTGCATTGTGGAAACTTGGAGAACGCACGTATTTGGTGCCGCGAATTGTTGCTCGGTACACAAATATTGATTCATCGCCTCCATCAGCCGTAGATATTGGCAAAATTTCGACCGCTGACATTCCCATTGAGCATGATGGAAATGCGATTTACTCGGGCATGAGTGCGCAGCAGGAAGGGGATTTGTGGCGTTTTGAACTTGAATATATGGCAAGTGGAGAACGTCCGTTTAATACTTTTGTGTACGGAACTTCGACTTAATATGCTTCCAATCTTTCGCCCAAATGATCCGCTGCCAACAGCGGCACAGCTTAACAACATTACGTCGGAGATTCGCGCTAACACGCTGTTGCAGGGCGTTGGGTACACGGTTAATCGCGGACTAGGTGGCACATCGTTATCAATCACGCCTGGGCTAATTAATGGCGGCGGCGGCGGCGCAACCGCAGTCTGCCCGTTTCAGGTGACAACTGCCAACGAAGGGGAGGATTGGAAATTCAAAATCGAATTTGGCTTAATCGGTGGCAAAATCCCCACTGGAATGTTTGCAGGCGGCGTGCCGGCATTGATCATGGATTGGTCGGACGGATGGGTGTTGGCCGCAGTGACCTTTGTGGCGGATCAAGTGACCGTTGATACGGTGTCGTTTACTGTTAACGCGGATATCCCTGCAAATACTGAAACCATAGCGTATTACCCAATTGCTTATATCTCGACAGGCTCAACAAGTGGCACTCCGACGCAGGTGATTCAAAACTTGTGCGCAACACCAATGCCAAGCGTCTGTGATTTGTTGTTTGTCCCGCCCACAACGTGAACGCGCAAAATTGCTTAAATCGACGGCAATGTAAGGCGTTTCGTTTTAGCGTAAATTACGACGTAACAACTCAGTTTGGGACAGTCTCAAACACAGGGACTTTGGTTTATGACTCTGAGGCCGGGACTCCATTGGCGCAGTTTACGCCGAGGGAATTAAATTGCTGGGATCGTTTTCAAGCGGCATCGGTTTACCCTTACGTTGTACGCATTGGCAATCGAGTTACTCAACAAATTCCGTTGCTTCCATCCAGTTTAACATCTGGGGGCGGGTATGCTTACAGGGACTTTGTCCGGCTAAATCAAAACCAAGTTGAGTTTACTTTTTATCACGGCAATTTCCTTTGGAATTTTGATGCAACAATTCCGAGCGGCCCGTACTTTAAGGACTTGCCATCGTCGGGTTACCCTTGGCTTGTTTGCCTAAAATACGACGTTCCAACTAGCGATTATGTCGTCGATTTAGTAGCACCAGCGGACTATGCGCCAGCTAATGGCACTGTCTATGCAAGGCTTGATTCCAACAGTTCAGTGGTGAATTTCGTGCAACCTGGACTAGGTTCAGGCGCTATATTTTACCCGGGTGCACCTAATGATCCGGATCAATTTGACGCAACCATTCCGAGGCTATTTTCCACAAAAGAAGCTCTTACCGAGGCCGGCTGGCAACGGTTTTTCTGCGGCATCGAAGAGATTCCAGTCACAAACTCAACGTGTCATTTTGTTCCTAGTCTGGACATCAACGAGTTTAAAAATGTTGGACAGTTAATTGTTGGCGAAGAGACGACAGACTACGATGTCAGCGGCAACGAGTATGTGACGTTTGGTTTAGATTTGGATTTAGATCCGCAAACCGCCATTCGCGCAGCTCGCGCAGACAATTCTCGGTGTTGTCTTAAAACAGCAGATTTTTACATTGGGATCGTTTGGCAGTTTGATGAAAGCGGCAATCCGTTAAATTATGTGCAGGCAAAATTTACCGACCTTGCGATTGGCATGAACATTGGTGAAGTTCTTGCAGGCGGCGGTGGAAGTGTTGGGAGTTGCACGATTGAAATTACTCCTACGTACGCAACTGCGATGATATGACCCTCCCCCGCTGGCTCATTGACAAACGTTTCCGAGTCTGCCAGTCTTGCTCCCAGCGCGCGGGCTGCAAGGCTACTGGTAGCCTTTTTGACGAGCTTCCGCTGTGTCCTATCGCCGCTCACCCGTCGGCAAGCGATGAATTGCGATGGGAGCGGGCATGGCCGCAACACGCTCAGGCGGTTAGCGGTTGTTGTGATTCTGCTTTACATCCGGCGCTATAGTATGAGTCCCGCGCACTTTAATTTCAGCCTCCATCGCGGGGCTGACTTTGCAACGGGCTGGCAAATCCTGCATGACACAATTCCGATTTTGACAGCGGCAGACACGTTTACGGCGCAACTTCGCAATTCGGCGGGCGCGGTGCTGGACACGCCTAACGTGGTGCAGACTGGTGACACGACTACAAATTTAACAATTCCAGCTTCGCGCACAACCGGATTACCGTTGCAGACCCTAAAGCTTGTGGTATCGTGGCATCGACACGACGGCGCTGTGATCCCGCTGATAGATGGCCGCGTGGCTGTCTTTTAAAATTCCAATTATGTCACATTATCCGCCTGCAACTGATTGTTGCCAAGAGGGGTTGCTTGCGATTGAAATTTTTACGGGGCCTCCTGGGTTACCGGGCGCAACGGGCGCAACGGGCAGCGGCGGCGGCGGTGGCGGCGGGTACGTCCCGCAATGGATCGAGAGTGACGGATCTGCGACTTACGCGCTTTTTGGCCTTGGCAACGACGCCACGCATTACCGCGTAACTGTCTGCGGCGTCGAGCAGAGGCCTAACGTGAACTTTACAACGAGCTCCTCTGGTGGAGGGACAATTACATTTCCCGTCGCAATTCCATCCAACAATCAAATCGCAGTTCAACGAATTTTATGAGCATCCAAAACCTACAGAAAATCAGCCGTTTCATCCTCGCGGATGATGTCCAATCATCACTATTTGTTCAGCGTGGAGCTTTCGGGCTCAACGAAAACTACAAAATTAACGACATCGTTTTTTATGCCGGAAGCACTTACGTTGCGACCGCAAACAATAATGCCTCGGCATATCCAGATGTTGATTCCGCCAACTGGGCAATTTTTGCTCAGGCAGGCGCAACAGGTGCGCAAGGTGATTCCATTGTCGGGGCTACGGGCGCATCTGGGGAGCGTGGTTTGCAAGGCGCATCGGGCGCTACAGGTGTACGCGGTTTGCAAGGTGAAGTCGGCGCAACCGGATTGGCAGGCGCTGACTCGACAGTTCCCGGACCGACTGGCGCGACGGGCGTGCGTGGATCGGATTCAACCGTTCCAGGACCGACCGGAGCCACTGGCCCAAGTGGCGCTGATTCAATGGTTCCCGGCCCTACGGGAGCCACGGGCGCTGATTCTATAGTTCCGGGCCCTACGGGGGCCACGGGTGCCGCATCAACAGTTCCCGGACCGACGGGAAGCACGGGTGCCACTGGGCAACAAGGCGGGCAAGGTAGCACAGGCCAACAAGGTGCTACGGGTCAATCAATTACGGGCGCAACTGGAGCTACGGGCCCAAGCGGCGAGCAGGGGGCTACAGGATTAGGCGACAAATACCAGACGACCTCATCCACATCGATGAGCATCGCCAATAACGGCGCGATAAATTTCAGCGTTGAGGCTGGGCTTGCTTACACTCCAAACCAGACGATTATCGTTTCGGCGACGACCGCGCCAGAAAATCACATGCACGCGACTGTGACCAGTTACGACCGCGCAACGGGCGCGATGGCTGGCAACGTAACCGGGCATTCTGGTTCTGGAACCTATTCGGCGTGGATTGTTAACCTCGATGGAGCCGTTGGAGCCGTTGGGGCGACAGGCCAGCAAGGCGCTACAGGTCAAGACTCTACGGTTCCCGGACCGACAGGGGCCACGGGTGCTGACTCAATGGTTCCCGGACCGACTGGAGAGCAGGGAGCCACGGGAGCCACAGGCGCTGATTCGATGGTTCCCGGACCGACAGGGGCGACGGGCGCTGATTCTATGGTTCCTGGACCCACCGGGCCTCAAGGAGACGTCGGCAGCACTGGCGCGACTGGCGAACAGGGCATCCAAGGTGCTACGGGCGAATCTGTTACGGGCGCGACAGGAAGCACTGGCGAAATCGGCGCAACTGGACCTTTTGGCCCGTCGGAAGCTGCTGAAACTGTGTTTGTTGGCGATGGCAGCGCAGTTGCCTTCAGCCCGATCACGGGTTACTCTGGCGACAATGCGGCGACCAAGTACATGGTCTTCGTTGACGGCGCTTACCAGTTAACCGACGCCTACAGCATTGATTCCGTCAGCGGCAACGGACGCATCACGCTAACGCAGCCGCCTGCCAGCGGCAGTAAGGTGCTCGTGCGTGCGCTCGGGACGCAAGATGGATTTGTGCCAGTGCCAAATCTGTTGTTGCCCGCTGGCGTTAAGGAGCCTGCAACGATTGTTACGATGCCGTTCGGCGCAACGCTCAACGTCGACGTGTTGACGTCTAGCGTGGCGATTTCTACGGCTGAAGCAACTAACGATTCCATGCTGAATGTGCGGGCTAGTAATAGTTTGTCGCTCGATAGTCACATGGCTATCGGTCAGGTGTTGTCGCTCGCCGTGTTGCTCAAAAATGGTTCCACTGCTTACAAGTTCAGCAGCGTGCAAATCGACGGATCTGCGGTTTCTGTGTTGTGGGCCAACGGCACTGCTCCCACGGGCAACACATCATCCAGCGATCTTTACGCGCTGACGATCATCAAAACGGCGTCTGCTACGTTCTCTGTCCTTGGCGACGTGGTAAAATTTGCCTAAACTTGGTTAAACCTTAGGGGAGTGGTGCTTAAATGTGCCACTCCCCTTTTTTCAAAATACAATTTTATGCCTATTTTAAGTTCTCTTTCGATTCTTGGAGCGCACTTTTCAGCGCCAATGCTATCAAATCATTGGTATGACGACAGCTCTGACGCGCACCATACAGTAACGCTTAATGGTAGTGTGACTCAGTCTAATGAGGGTGGTGGAGTTGTAGCTGCGTTGTTTGATGGTAGCGGTTACATGAATATTTCTCCGGATATTGACCTAACTAGTGTTGATTACACTTTTGAAACATTTGTTAAATTTACAACTACCAGTGTTGGATATCAAGCAATTGTATGTCGCGGTAATTTAAATGGTGGAGATGTAAAAGCATCTCTACTAGTGTTGCTGGAAGCGAACAACACGTTGACAGTTTACATGACAACTGACGGCAATAGTTGGAATCATGGATTACAAACTACATTTGTGCCTACTGCAGGCGTCTGGCATCATTTAGCAGTTACAATTAATTCTGGTGTATTTACCTTGTGGTTTGATGGTCAGTCTCTCGGGAGTGATACTATTTCTGATCCCACATACAATGTAAATCAAAGCTGGACAATTGGAGCTTATCCAGAAAATGGAGCAGTAGGCAATTTACAGGGAAGCTTGCTCGGCACTAGATTAATAATTGGAACTGCCCTCTACACCAGCAATTTCACAGTTCCGACCACACTGCCAACAGCAATCTCTGGTACTCAGTTGTTGTTGAACTTTGGTGCTACTGCAGCGCCAACGCTGTAACAAACCGCTTGGATTGACGCGCGAGGGTCGGTCTGCTTTATTGCGGGCCGACCCTTTTCAATTATGAGATTTCACGTCCTTGGACTTCCCCATACCGTAACATCCGAAGAATACGTCGCCTGCGCGTTCACGCAAAAAGTCCTCAAATTCATACGGATGTGGAGGCGTTATCGGCCCGAGGATTATATCATCCATTATGGGCACGTTCACTCTAAAACCGACGCGCAGGAACACGTTGCAGTGATGGATAACGATGTTTTGCAACGCACTTACGGTGGTTATGACTGGCGAAAAGAGCAGTTTAAGCATTCGGCAAATGATCTTGCGGCTGAAACTTTTGCGCTACGAGCAGCGGCAGAAATTGGCGTGCGGAAACAGCCGAATGATTTCATTTTAGCCTTCTGGGGTGGCGGGTGCGCAAAGGCCGCGTCAATGCATCCGGATTTAATAACGGTTGAACCTGGCATCGGCTCGGGCTCGGCATGGGCAAAATGGCGTTGCTACGAATCTGAACCGCTACGCAGTGCGCACATTGGCACCGCTGGCGTTTCGTTTTGCGATCCAAAATGGTACTGGACGGTGATCCCGAATTACTTTGACCTCGACGATTTTGATGCAACGCAACCACGCGAAAACTGGGCGTTGTACATCGGTCGGCTGGGTACTAATAAGGGGCTTAACATCGCAATTGACGCCTGCGCACGGGCTGGGATTCAGCTCGTGGTTGCAGGGCAGGGCGAGGCCGAATTTCTGAAATCTCAGAATCTTACCGCATGGCCGGCACACGTTAATTTTATCGGCTACGCGGATCTTGAGACGCGCAAAAAACTAATGGCGCGGGCAAAGTTTGGATTCCTACTCTCAACATACTGGGAACCCTTTGGCGGCACGATGGTTGAAATGCAATTGTCTGGCTGCGTGCCGATTGTTAGCGACGCGGGCGCAATGACTGAAATTATCATGGACGAGGTAAATGGCTTTCGGTGCAGCAATATGGGTGACATTTTGCGAGCTATACGCAACGTTGACAAAATCAACAGAGAGCGTATGGTGGCATTTGCGCGGGCAAACTTTTCGCTAGAGGCCGTCGCACCACGATTTGAGCGGTATTTTCTGGACGTGCTTTCGGTCTACGAAAAAAAAGGGTGGTACGAGGACCACAACAGAGAACTCGGGCGCGGCTGGCAGAAGGGACTAAACTACGGTCCGCTTTACGTCGGGGGCTAGGGTAGAGCATGAAAACATTACTAGCACGACTACAAGAGCCTTCCACATACGCAGGTCTTTCCGCGCTCCTCGGACTCGCTGGCGTCCAGATTCCCGACGCTAAATATCAATCCATCGTTCACGCTATTGCCGCCGTTGCTGGTGCGTTGGCAATTTTCCTCGGAGAGTCCAATGGTCCTACTCCTCCTCCAGTCGTTCAGTAGCTGGTTACAGTTGCGCGTAATTGCTGCTCACTGGGAACTTACGCGAGAGATCGAACGCTACTGCGATGAAACTGAAAACGCTATACTCACCGCTCGGGCTGCTGGCAACGACGCTCTCGCTGACCGCTTGCGCGACCGTTTCGCCCGTGCCAGTGGCATCGCTTTACCCGCCGTCGGGAATGCTGCATCTCCAACAGGGGCAGACATACCGAGCGCAGGCCGCTGAAACGTGGCATTCGGCGGCTAGGTATCAAGCACTTGAGCTAGAACTACTCGACGCAGTTTCTGCCATCAAACATTTACAAAACCGATGAGCCGACACATTGACGACATCCTCAGCGTTGGCTATGTAAAT